ACCGCAAACGACACCGCGTTCATCACTAAATGCGTGTCCGCCGCCAACCAGTGGGCCTACCGCAAGCGTCAAGAGTCTGGCTACCTCACCGACGAGCTGAACACCAGCCCCGGCGGCGACGTCACCCTAGGCACCATCATGTACGCCGCCCTGCTGTACAGGGAACGCGGCAGCGCTGACTCCTTTGCGTCATTCGATGCCATGGGCACCGTTCCCGTGCCCAGCGCTCTCGGCCGCATCTTGCAGCTGCTCGGCGTAAACCGACCCCAGGTCGCCTAATGGCCGTCTCAGGCATCCTCTGGGACGCGGTAAACGCCACCAGCACCGCCATAGCCGCCCTCAATACCGGGTATGCGGTTGTCACCGACCCGCGCAACGCCCGACCCATGACGTTCTTTCTGGAGCTGCCAACCGTCGAGGCGTTCACCTACAACGTGGGCGACATCACGTTGCGTATCAGAATCTGCGCCCCGCCACCCGGCAACCAAGACGCGAGCAACTTCCTGCTTACATTGGCAGACACCATTATGAATTCTCCAATAGCCGTGACAGACCTGCGCCCAGGTGTCATGATTATTGGCGGCGGGCAGGAAATGCCCACCTACGATTTGACCGTGCGGGTAGCCGTGCGGCGTAACTAAAGGAAAGACAATGGCCACCAGCACATTCCTGTCGAACGCCACGGTGAACATCACCCAAGGCATGACCACGACCGACCTGTCCGACCAGTGCCGTTCGGTCACCGTCACCATTGGCGTTGACCCGCTGGAGTCCACCGCCATGGGCGACACCGGCCACCGTTTCGTGTCGGGCCTCCAGAGCGTCGAGGTGACGCTGGAAATGTTCCTCAGCTACGGCGCAAGCGAGGTCGAGGGCATCCTGTCCAGCTGTGTCGGCACCGGCACCACCGTGCTGACCATCAGCCCGTCGGGCACCACCGAATCGGCCACCAACCCCGAATACGTCATCACGAACTGCATGCTTGAAAATTTCACGCCGATTGCGTCCACCGTGGGCGAGCTTGCCATGGTCACCGCCACGTTCACCGGCGGCACCTGGGTGCGCGACGTGACCCCGTAAACACCTACCAACCGAGGGAGAAGAAATGCAGCTGCACCTGCACGTCACCACAAACGACAACCAGGAATACACCGTCACCACAAACCTGTTCGTGGTCGTCGCTTGGGAGCGCAAATACAAGCGGAAAGCCTCCGACCTGGCGTCGGGCATCGGCGTCGAGGACTTGGCGTTCATGGCGTTTGAGTCCTGCAAACAGGCAGGCATTGTCGTGCCGGCAGTGTTTGACGACTACGTCAAGAAGCTGGCCGCCATTGAGGTCGTCGGGGAGGAACCCGAAAACCCTTCCTGAAAGGCTCGTACCACTACGCGCTAGCGGTGGTGCTGGTCAGCACCGGGTACTGGCCACCCGACATCCCGTTCAGCGGGCAGGCGCTAGCCACGGTGGTTAGTATCTTGAACGAGCAAGCGAGGAAACAACGGTGACGACGACAGCCAACATCAGCCTTGTAGGCGTTGAGGACGCCATCAAGCAGCTGCGCCGCATCAACCCCGAGCTGCGTAAACAATTCAACCGTGACGCCAAGGAAATCGGGGCACCAGCGGTCAAGGCCGCGCAGGCTGCCTACCCTGAAATGCCGCTGTCGGGTATGAACCGCCAGTGGAAAGCCAAGGGCCGCACCCTGTTCCCGTACAGCGCCGCCAAAGCCCGCCGAGGCACCAAGGTCAAGGTCGACACGTCCCGCAAGACCAGCAACGTCATCCTGATTCAGCAGACCGACCCTGGTGCCGTCATCTTTGAGGTGGCCGGCCGCAAGACCGCAAACATTCTTGGCCGCAATCTGGGTGTGGTGGCACCGAACGAAACCCGTGTGCTGTCCAAAGCCGTTGAGCAGAACCGCCGCGCACTGGAAGCAGGGTTTGAGCGCCTGGTGCGCGACGTCATGCGAACCGTCGACAAGGAAACCCACTAATGGCAATCAATATCCCCATTGTTTCTGAGTTTGTTGACACGGGCGTCAAGAAGGCCATCAAGGAATTCAAGCAGCTAGAAACCACTAGCGCTAAAGCCCAGTTTGCAATCAAGAAGGCGGCGGTGCCGGCAGCTGCTGCGCTGGGTGCCCTGACGGTAGCCATGGGTGACGCGGTCAAGGCCGCCATTGAGGACGAAAAAGCCCAGCAAATGCTTGCCCGCCAGCTGAAGGCCAGCACCGGCGCAACCGACGACCAAATCAAATCAGTCGAAAAGTACATCACTGTGCAGGGCCGCAACCTGGGCATTACCGACGACCAGCTGCGCCCCGCGCTGGCTGGGCTGACCCGCGCTACCAAGGACATTACCGAGGCGCAGAACGCCACGAACTTGGCCATGGACATTGCGGCAGCCAAGGGTGTCAGCCTTGAAACCGTCACTAAGGCCATGGAACGGGCTTACGGTGGCAATCTGACTGCGCTGGCCAAGCTTGACCCGTCAATCCGCGAAATGGTCAAGGGCGGCGCAAGCCTGGAAGAAGTGTTTGCCAAGATGCAGGGCACGTTTAGCGGGGCTGCAGCAGAGGCCAGCAAGACCGCCGCCGGCGGGTTTGCCAAGATGAAACTGGCGCTCGATGAGACTAAGGAGTCCATTGGGGCGGCCTTGTTGCCGGTCATCCAGAAGGTGCTGCCGTATTTGCAGAAGGCGGCTGAGTGGGCGCAGGACAACCCTAAGGCGTTCACGATTATTGCTGGCACGATTGCGGGCGTCGCCACGGCCATTCTGGCTGTGAACGCCGCCATGGCCCTCAACCCGTTTGGCCTGATTGCGGTCGGTATCGCCGCCCTGGTTACCGGCATCACCATCGCCTACACCCGCTTTGAGACGTTCCGCAACATCGTCCGGGCCGTCATCAACGGCGTAGCCGGCTACATCGAGTTCATGGCCAATGCCTGGGTCAAGGCAACAAACGTCATTATTCGCGGCCTGAACCTCATCAACCCGTTCGGCGACATTGACACCATTGACCCCATCAAGCTGGGCCGTTTGGGTAGCGACGGTGGCACCCGGTCAACGGTGGCGGCTATCTCAGCCGGGGACATGCCTGGGGCGGCGTCTGCGGCCGCTGGAGGGGCCGTAGCGGGCCTTGGGGCCGGCTACGCCAGTAGCGCCGCCAAGAAAGCCACACAAGCCGCTAAAAGCGTTGTGGCGGTGCCTAAGGGGCCAGACGGATATGTCGGCCCCATGGGCCTGCCCGAAATCAGCCTGGGCGGCCTCAGGCTCGACCAGATTGACCCGTCTATCGGTGGCACCGCCGGCATGGCGCAAACAAATGTGGAAATCAACGTCAACGGCGGCGACCCCAACGCAGTGGTTGACGCGCTGCGTACCTACATGCGCCAGAACGGCTCAGTGCCCATCACAGTCAGCCCGTTCTGATGCCACAGAACTACCAGTTTCAGTACCTGTCAGGCGTGTCGTATGTGACCGCCACAAACGTGCAGGCCATCAGCATCAACGTCGGCCGGCAACGCCAGCTTGACCAGTACAACGCAAGCACGGCCCGTATTGAAATCCGTTACCCGACCGGGTACGCCAGCCCCGTGGCCGAGTACGTCAGCGGCACCCAGGTCATCATCCGCAACGCCACCAGCAACCTCGACATGTGGATAGGGCGCATCAACAACGTCCAGGTTAGTTACGGCATCCCGTACAGCGGAGGCGTCGGCAACGCTGACCGGCTAATTATCACCTGCGAAGGCGCGTTTGCACAGTTAGGCCGGATGCAGGGAAATGATTACGCGCTCACCGCTGACACCCTCAGCGCCCAAATTTTTACGGCGGCAACGCAAACAGGACTGGCCCTCAACGTCGCTGGCGCTCAAAACCCCAGCCTGGCTGCCTACACCGTGTCAGGCACTTGGGGCGACTGGTTCAACGCGGCAGCCACCACCACCAATGGCCGGGTGCTTGACGCCATCGCGTTCGACAGCGTGACCCTGTGGTCACCGTTTGAGGTTTACGTCTCAAACATCAACTTCAGCGACACCGCAAACAACGCAACTAACCAGGTGTACGACAACATCGAATTTGCGAGCTGGGCCGACAACTACTACACGCAGGTCGCCGTTGACCCTGTCGGGCTTAGCCCTGTGGTAGTCACCGACCCAGGCGCATCAGCCCCGTACCGCACCTACCGGGCAAACACCCTCAACTCGTCTACCAGCCAGGCCACCGACCTAGCCAACTATTTGCTGAACAACTACGACTCAGCGGACTTCGCGTTGACGTCAATTTCGTGCCTGGCTGAGGCGCAGAACACGTTCAAGCTTGACAGCATCGCCTACCAGACAACCGGCCCGACGGTAAACCCAATGTTTGCGTGGTGCATTGGCACTCAGGTCAACGTCACCTTTCGCGGCACCACGTTTACCTGCATCATCGAGGGAGCCACGATGACGGCCACGCCGGCATCGTCCCGGTACACGTTCTATCTGTCGGGCGCCGACCTCAATGCGTATTTGCGGTTGAATAACGCGGTGTTCGGCCAGCTGGATTACAACAAGTTAGGATACTGACATGGCCATCAAGACGTTTACGACGGGTGAGGTGTTGACTGCGTCTGATACGAACACGTATTTGGCGAACGCGGGCCTTGTGTACATCACGTCCACGACAGTCGGCACAGGCGTGACAAGCGTGACGGTCAACAACGTGTTTTCCAGCACGTATGACAATTACAAGGTGTTGGTTACTGGAGGGACATCGTCAACTGGCGCAAACCTTGCCCTGACGTTGGGCGCAACCGCCACCGGCTATTACTCCAGCATCGTCTACACGTTGTTCGCCACCAGCGTGGTAGGTGGCATAGGTTCCAACAACGCCGCCAGTTTTCCGTATGCAGGAATCGCCCGCACCAATTGGTCGCATATGGACTTGGACATCTTGAACCCGTATACGGCGCAACGCACAACTATTGGTGGCCCGTTTATCAACATTGACGCAACTGGCTCAGTTGGTGGGTTTCTTGACAACACAACGTCTTACACGGCTTTTACCTTGACCGCGAACTCAGGAACTCTGACTGGACAAACCATTACCGTGTACGGCTACAGGAAGGCGTAGCAATGTCTGACCCCATCATCGGCACATTCCACGACGCAGCCACCGGGGAAACCATCACCCGCGAACTCACCGCCGAAGAAATCGCGGCCCTGCCCGAACCCACCAAACCGCTCGAATGACAACGCGGTGGGTGATACCCGCCGCAACCGTGTCCCTAGCCCTCCTATGGCCCGCCCGCGCCCACGCAATCGGCTGGACATGCCAAAGCCCCGACGGCAGCTGGGCCATGACCCAACCCGACGACCACTACAACGCCGGTCTGCGCCCTACCTGGGCAGATTGCCTTGCCTGGAAGGATGGCGACCCCGGCCCCGAATACGTCTGGTCATACGGGCAACCCACCCCCACCACAACTTCCGCACCTGCCACCAGCACCACCTCAACCTCAACGACGTCGACGTCCACCACGGTGCCCGAGACAACCACCACCAGCTCGACGACAGCTCCCACGACAACCGCCCCCGCCACAACAACAACCGCAGCTCCAACCACGACCGCTGAGCCCACCACGACAACCACGACTGCGCCCACGGTGCCCAGCGCCGCACCCACGACGACCTACCAGCCGACAACAAGCACCAACCAACCGAGCACAACGCAAGCAACCGCCAGCACGAGCCAAACGTCGACTTCTTCATCCACCACTGTCCTCCCGGTAGAAACGCCGCCGACAGTAACGCAAACCACCGTGATGCTTGCGGATACCCGCGCCGTGCGCGCCGCCCAAGTCATCCGCGCACAGCTCGCATTAGGCGTCACCCCAATGCAGGCACAAACCGTCATAATTGTTACAGCCGCCCTACAGGCCGTGTCCGCTACACGCGCTAGGAGGCGCTAATGAAATCAGAACTACGGGCACTGCCACTCACCCTGCTCGGGTCGTGGTACGTCATCATCACCCTGGGTGGCTCCACAAAGGCCGCCGCAATCTGGGGTACCATCGTCGGAGTCGTCCTACACTTTGCCCTAACCGCTGTCATAAAGGACGACCAATGAAGTTCACCACTGTCGTAGCCCGCATCCTTGCCGTGTTCGGCACCAGCGCCCTGTCGGCGCTCGCCGGCGGCGCCATCCTTGGGGTCGACCTGGCTAAAGCGGCCGGCATGGCAGGCTTCATGGCCACCGCCCAGGTCGTCGAGCGTGTGCTGCGCGCCTACTACGAGGACGGCGTCCTGACCAAGGAAGAGCTGGATTCCGCGCTGGGCGGCAAGAAGTGACCCGCAAATACCCGTACTACCCCGCGTGGGACGGCAAGCGGCCCAGCCCGCTAATCCTGAAGTGTGCTGACTTGTCGCGCCGGCGTTGGCCTGGCACCACCAATCTGGGCACCTACGTCAACCGCGACATGCGCGGCAAGCCCGGCCAAAAATCAGTGCATGCCACGGGGTTTGCGCTGGACTTGGGGTATAAGGACGAGGCCCAGGCCCGCGAAATTTGGGATTTTTTCGTGGGAAACAGCCTGGCACTAAACGTGGCTGAGGTGCATTGGTACACGTTCGGCAAGCACGGCGCCGGGTACCGCTGCTCCCGTGGCGAAGGCAAGAAGGGCGTCAAGATTTACGAGAACGCCGAAGAGTCGGCTGGCACTGGCGGCAAATGGCTGCACATTGAG